GATAGAATAGAAGAATTGTAAACTCCACCACCTCCACTTGAGCCAGAACCAAGAGTAACATAATCTTGATTATTTAATGCAAAGTATAAAGATGCTAAATGAGTTTCACTATCTATAATGACAACATATAATCCACCAGTAGTTAATCTTCTTTTAAATACTAAGTCATTAAAAGCAGATTGGGTTCTTATATAATGTATTGTTGTATTCATTAAATATTATCTAAAATTGGCATTTTTACATAAAGCTCGCCTGCAGCATTTCTCATTACAGGAAGATGTCCTAATAATAGAGTATCATCTGTGGGAACTTCTAATTTAATAATGTTTGTAGTTGCTACTGAAACAATAGAGTTATCTATAAAGTATCCAGTTACCTCTAAATTATCTATATAATATTGAGTTAATGCTGGATTATTTACACCACTCTTTGCATATATTACAGCTTCATATAATAAATCATATTCTGGAAATATTCCTAAATTTAGTTTTCCTATATGCTCACTAAAACAATTTGTTAGTTGTGTTAAAAAACTATCCATTACAATTACATTGAAGGTTATTAACTAAATCATTAAAATTTCCACAGATTTGTAGATTATGAACTAAAATATTTGCTGTATTTCATTGAGAGTTTAATACAAGTGTATCTATAACATAAATTCCCATCATTAATGTATTATTAATTAAACTTAAGGATTTATCAATTGAACAACCACTAATATTCTTAGCAATTGTCTTTTTAATAGTATTATAGTTTCTAACTATATTATATTTATGAATTATGAATCTTTCTTCAACATCATTAGCAAAACTAGTTTGACTAAAGTCCATGTTTAATAAATCTACAGCTGTATACTCAGTAGAATCATTATATTGTAATATTACATTATTATGAATATAAAACACACCTGATTCAGTAGGAGTTATAGTAGGTAATTTAATTGATACAATATAATATAAACTATCTGCATTTAACGTAAAGGTTGATGTAGAGTTAATTATATTACTGTCAACTAATGAGGCAGTTGAAAAATCTACTTTAACTACAGTATGTAAATATGCAAAACCATTACTAATTGGATTTGCGACTGTAATTACTTTGCTGGTATCAGATTGTGTAATAGTCATAAACTTAATTATAAAATTTTAATTCTCCAGTTGTAAATAATACTGCTTCTGATTTTCTTCTATACACTAATCCAGTCAATGGAATTCCACCACCTGTTACATAGTGAGTAGTTCACCAATCATATAACTGTGGTGAGCTAGAATTAATTAATGAGAATAGAGTTGCACTTCCACCAGTATTATAAATAAAAGAGGCTAATGCTGCAATCTGATTATCATTTAATTTTACTTTAATCTTTCTTTGGATAATTGCTAGAATTGGATTCATATCAACTTCTAATTGATGATTAGCTTCATCTAATGTGTGAATAATGGATAATTGATATGCTAGAACTTTATTTTTTGGTCCCTTTACAAACTGTTTATCTGAATCTAATATTGCATGACCCCATCCCTCAGTTCATATCCCTATGGGATCCATTTTAGGTTGTAAACCTATTTCATGTAAATCTCCATCATGAAGGGATTCATAATGAGAGATTAGTTTTATAAGATTATTTATCATTATTGTTTTGTAATTTGAGCTGATAATCCAATTGCATAACAAGCAGCAATAGCGTATCCAGCAATTGTAAATATAATTGCAGGAACTCCTAAAGCAACTAATCCAAATGTAGCATTTGCAGTTACTAAGGCTACTCCAATTGTTCCCAAAGATACAGAAATATTACGAACTTTTTTTCAAAAGATAGGACTTTCTGCATTTCAGCGTTCTACTAATTCTAAAAATAGTTTTTTCATTGTTTTATATATTATTTATTAAATTAATTACTTTGTGGCTATTTGTCTTGAACCTATTGTATCTGATTGATAATGTACTCCAATAGAGTGTACAAACGCATTACCTGTAAAAGCATCTCCCGTTGGTCTACTTAAAGCGAATACGCAAATATCCCCAATCTTCTTTCCAGTTCCTACAATAACTGAAGCAGCATTTGCTAATTGATGTGTACCAATGACTCCACTTCCAGCTTGAGAAATAGCCATTGATGTTGAAGTTGGAAAAACTGCATTTACATTAGTTATACTATATTCAAAAGTAAAATCACAACTTCCAGTATTAGTTGACTCTGGAGATCAGTGTAAATGTACATGTAGATCAGTTCCCTCTTTATATCCATGGGGTAATTCAAAGGATCCATAAACAGTTTCTGTAGATGCGTTTTCAAATAAAACACCATAGATTCCATTTTTAAAGATAGCCATTGGAGGAACAGTTGCTCCACCACGTAAATTTGCCGCATGAATTATAATATCATTTCAAACAACTGTATCTAAAACCATAGTTTTTTCTGCACCTGTTGTAACATATAAATCCGTTGGTGCTGCAGCATTAGTTTTTATATTTGGAGTATTGATAATATGAGAATAAACAGCAGAGAATTGTTTTGATACACTTCCCATTGGTATTAAATTATCAAATGGGGGTAGTAGATCATCTCTTGTATATTTAGATTCTGAAAATGTCTCAGATGAATAATCATCATTCATTATTACTGCATTAATAATGCCATTTCCATTCATATTTTTACTACCATAATTATTTGTATCAATATGACTCTTAACAATTTGTCCTTGAGTTATATCAAACATATTATATGCAAATAAATCGCTATAATAAACACTATTTAGAGTACAAGTAGCAATACTTCCACGAATATTGTTTCCATATAGAGAGCCATTATCAATAGTAGAATTGTATAATTTAGATGGTAATATACCATTTAAAAGAAAGTTATTTCCAATAATTGATGCTGTATTTGTTAAACTAATATTATAAATTATACCATACCCAATATTATTTAAAATAGAATAAGTTCCGCCACCAAATTCAGTATCAATTATTACATTATAAAGACGTTCTAAATTATTATTTTCAAATTTACAATATCCTTCCGCATTTAAGTTTCAATCATTATATTCAACCAAGAATCCATCACTAGGAACAGCGGCTTCACCAAGAGAGTTTCCCTTATTATCCCATTGTCTTGAGACATAACCATAAGTTCCTTGAGTAATATCATAAGTGCAATTAAAAATTTTATCTACATATCAATTAGTAGATGTATTAAGTAAAGTTCACTCAGTTGAATTTAGTGTTCAGGTATTAGTGGCATTTAAAGTATTGGTATTGCCTTTAGCTTCTCATAATCTTCCGCCCCAAATAGTCAGTGCGCCAGCAAATACAGTAGTATTTTTAACTCATACTCCAATAGAACTAGTCATTATTGGAGTTCCACTAACTGTTCCATAGGATCCCTTCATATATGTATATGGAACACGTCCAATACGTAATCCATTCGTAAAGAAACTAGTTGTAGTTGCTGCTTGAATAATAATTCCACTGTCGTTGGGACGTCCCATAATTTTATATAATCGACCAGGTCTTAATGTTCCACCATTAGCAGCAGTTTTTGCATCACTTACTGTAATATTAACAATTGATGGCATAACTAAAGTTGATGTTCAAGTAAATGCAGGTTCTGTAACAGTTCCTTTAATCATATATAATCCTGAATCTTGTAGTTGTAAACCACCTTCTCCAAAGTTAACATAATATCCTGGGATTGTTGTTAAATAAAAGCAATTTTTTACTGAAGTTGGCACTGTAGTTGGAGTTGCCATACCAATAAATGTATAGCCAGCGGTATCAGCTAAGACTCCTAAGTTATTAAGAAAGGATGCTTTATAAAAATCAGAAACAGGATTTTGATATGAAAGATATGTACTTAAATCATCTCCTACTCAAGTTCAATTACTTCAGGTATTATTTTCAACATCAACTAAATTACGCATATAAATTTTACCAGTCTCAATATACTGAATTTGAATTGATCCAGTAGTTTCTATTAAGTTACTAAATACAATTAATTTTAAATTTATTGTGTTATTTAGAGTAGTTTCTAAAGTGCCTTCATATAACCCAGATTCAGTTAAGTTATCTAAGGACTCAATAGTAAGTAATCCAACTAATTTAGCATTAACTAATGAATTAATATTAATTCTTGCTTGTCTTTTTTCATTTGATGTAAAAATTTGATTTTCGTTAACTCCTACTTTCTTATCTAAAATTTCTGTAGTATTTGTTAAATCATCAACAACATCAATAATATCATTAATTTTACTAACAATAGCATTTACTTCTGTTGAAGTTAAGCCGTATTCTGTATTAGGTAATGATTGTCTAGATCTTTTTTCTGTTATATTTAATGTTTCCATTCTTATTCATTTTTAATTTCATCATTACGAGGATTAGTATCAAGTAATTGAATAGCCTCTAACTGAACACGTTTCTTTTCCCACTCTAATTTTTCTTCATTATATTTACTTTCATCCTTAGCTTTAAATCATTCTAATTCTTTAGTAAATTGAAGACGATCTTGCTCTAATTTAATTTTCTCTTGATTTAAGAATTCAACTTGTTGTTTAAGTTTTTGAGCTTCAGAAGATACTTGTTGAAGTTGTTGATTTAATTGTTGAGCTTGTTGTTGTAATTTATTTAATTGATCATCCTCTTTCTTTTTCTTCTCAATAGATGTTTTAACATCTTCTTTCATTTTTGTTAAGCCAGTTGCAGTAACGATTTCTATCAATGTTACTGGATCAATTAAATTATTCTTTGTTAACTCCATACCTAGTTGCTTAATAATTTCTTGTTCCTTAATTACTTCAGAACTATCAGAAATATTAATATCATAATCAGTTACTGAGTAATGTTCGGGAAGTGCTGTAAAGATTTTATTTAATTTTTCACCTAAAACTAAAGTTCCAGAAATACCATTTTTATAGA